ATAAACCTTATTTTACAATTAACAAAATAAATTTTCAGAAAAATCCATGCAAATTGCTCATCAAATATTATAAAAACATGGACATAGTGAGCCGATTGTGGCTCATATTCGGCTCATTTATCGCTCAAATAGTGCTTTTTATGACACATTATGTAGTAAATAAATCAGGTTAAAACTGATATATGCACTAAAAAAAGAAACCCTCTGAACTTACAGAGGGAATCTTAACCACCTATTACGAATAACAAAATAAAGTATTATTCCTGATATTAATAGTATAAACCATCGTTTAAATTTCCTCAGGCTTTCCACCTTTTCCTCAGAGTTGATTAAATCTTTCTTTAATTTCTCAATCTCTTTATTGTGCTTTTCCTCATGCATCTCAAAATCCTTAATATAGCTTTCCATCTCTTTTTGATGTGCCTTTTTTAAGGATTCGATTTTAGCAGTATTTTCCTGCGTTTTAATGACCTCTTTTGTTTTGGTGATAGTTTGTACAGGTGGGCAGACAAAAGTGAAATTTGAGTCCTTAAAATGAACCACAACAGTATCTGGTAAAGATTGTACTGTATCAATGATTAAAACCTCTTTTATCTCCTCTTTGACAGGGAATTTTTCTGCACAGGTTTCCGCAAGTTTTTTCTCAGAAAGGCATCCTGTTAATAACAGGCTACAGATCAACAGATTCCTCATCTTGCTTAAATTCAACTCCTGTTAGCCATCCCTTCAAATATACATGAATTTCTAAACCATCTGGGTTGAGTACCTCAATAGGTTTAAATTCAATTTCTTTTTCATTAAGTTCTTTGAGTTTTTGATTAATCTTTTTAGCAGCATCCTTAGTAAACTTATAACCACTTTTTTCATCTGTGATTAAATTACCTTTATCATCTACAGATGCATTATCCAATCTAATCTCTTCAATACCTTCCTGATATTTATCAATAGAAGGTTTTAATTTTTCATAGATTTTGAATAACTTTTTTTGGGTTTTAGTTGATTGATCACCCATGTTTGCTGCAATCAAATTAGCAACTTGAATTAAATCTTTGTTAGTCATAACTAATTAAATTTTTAGCTAAATTAACAAATAATTTATAAAATGTCCTCTTTTTTCTCTATTAATTTTTTATATGCTTCAATAACCTCATCAGTCCATACAACCTTAGCTATTGCCTGAACTTTTTCATCTTCCTTTGATATATCCTCATTTGGATGTACAACGTGCCTGTGAAATGTTCTGGATATTTCAACTCCATCTTTTTCAATAATTGTTGCTGTTCTAATTTGAATTGATCCTGTTTCTACAATTTCAATCTGATCAATTTTTACAATTTCTGATAATGCCATGTTTATTTAATTTTATGTTACGTTATAAAATAATTCTCCAATAACCCATTCATCACCACTAAACTGAGATATATCCCATGGTGTATCTGAATTATTTATTATTCTTCCTTCCATAGAAGTTGCAGCATTATTAACGAATACTCTTGCTCTCTGTGCATAATCTGCTGTTGCTAATAAACCTGTTGAAACTGCAGTTCCAGGTTCTTGATATGAACTCCATGTTACAGATGTAAATGGTAATCCTGTTATTTGCATCGTTCCTGTAGGGCTTCCACTCACAGAGTTTAATTTGAATCCCCATCTTATAAATACTTGATTACCAATTCGTGCATAAGAACCTGATCTATATTGATATCCAAATGTTCCTGCTGTTCCTGTACCTCTTAATACAGGAGTCCAAGTACCTTCTTCATAATAGTTTAATGCTGTTGCCCCACTACCAAATTTAACACCTTGAGTTACATCAACTCTACCTGCATTTGTTATTGTAACTGCTTTATTCCATGTAGTATTTCTTAAATATATTTCAAAACCGCCTGTAGTATTTAGATTAAATCCAAAACCTTTATCACCTGCAAAGTTTGCAAATTGTGCAGTTAATCCACTACCATATGTATCAGATAATGTATTTGATACTACATACATTTTAGCAGTCTGTCCTGTTCCTGTTGCATCTATTTTAAATGATCTACCCGCAATTAAACCTTCACCTGTTGCACCTTCGGATGGATTACCTGCAAGAACAGAAGTAGTTGTTAATTTTAATTTCTCTCCACTATCAACATATAAACTCATTGAAGTAGTACTTCCAACTATATATGTAACTGATGTAGGACCAAAAAATAATGCAGCAGCATTATTCAAATAAACATCACCTCCTGTTGTAATTGCAAATCTATCAGCATTAGCATCTGTTAATATTTTAAATCTACCATTAGAATCATCTCTATCAATATACCAGTAACTTGCTGCACTATTTGAGATGGCTAATGTACCTCTGACATCAAGAGTTTTTACAGGATCAGAATTGTTAATACCTATATTAGCATCATTCCTAACATATAATAGAAAGGCATTTGATGAATTTTGTGCTATAAAAGATGTATTACTTGATGTAGAATCATTTCCCTTCACCCATAATCTATTACCAGATGTTGGAACTACACCAATTCCAACTTCACCAAAAAATCTTGTTACTTTATCATTTCTAAACCAAACAATATCCTGATTTAAACTATCAGCAACATTTAACGCATAGTTGGCAGCAGTTTGATCTTCACCTTTTACAAACAATCTAACATTTACAAAAGGAGCATTATCACCAATTACTGTGCTACCATTCTTTGCAATGCTAAATCTATCAACCCATGTTGTTGATGTTGCACCTACAGAACTTTGGAATCTCGCAAGATATAAAGTTGTGTCATTATCAGATGATCTTAAAAGTAAACCCTGTGCACTATCTTGAACATTTGTTATGCTCATTCCATATCCTGCAAATACAGAACTAAAAGTTGCTGCCTGTGATGAATTTATTGTAAGTGCAACAGTTCCATTAGTTGCTAAATACATTGAGTTAGCACCTTCTGCATGAAGTGTTAATCCACCTGCAAGATTTGAATAAACATAAGTACCATTTGCTCTGTACTGAGTTGCAGAAGTGTATAAACTTCCAAATAATGCAATACCTCCTGCATTCGCTGACGCATCATTTCCAAGTGCAAATCCAGTAACTGCAGCAGTTCCTGCACTTGTATTTCTTGATAAAACTCCAATAACTGAGGCATTTGAATTTATTGTAAAACTTGCAGTTGTACCACTTAAAGCACCTGTCAATGTTCCTCCTGTTAATGCTAAAGCACCAATAGTATTATGTGATATTGTTCTTGCAGCACTACCATCAAATGTTGTTCCCGATGCAGCACCTGCACCTCCATTGTTAAATGTTACTGCATTTGTAGTATTTGCAGTTATTGTTATATTTGCTGAACCATCAAATGTTGTCCCATTAATTGTTCTTGCAGCAGAACTTATTGTTCCTGTACCTCCTGAAACATAAAGAAGTCCATTAGTTGTGTAAGCATTTAATCTTACAGTTCCTGTTGCATTAATACTCATTCTATCAGCAGCAACAGCATTTGATGATGTTCTAAATAATAAAACACCATCATCTGTTCCTGCACCTGTTCCTGCAACACCTGCTGTAATTGATGCAAGTTCAGCAGCAACTGAATTTGTAAAAGTTACTTTTATTCCCCCATCTGATGCATTTCTTAATATTAATGCATCATAATTATTTGCAGCAGCAACACTTCCATTTATTCTTAAACCAATATTTGAAACTCCTGTAAATGCACCATTTGTATAAGAGGGTGCAACATCCACTCCAATAAGAACATCATTATTTGCAGCAGCTACAAGTGTTGGAGTAAAGTTTATACCTCTTGCAATTGCAGTTGCAGCAGTTACAGAATTATTAACAAGTAAAGCTGATGTTGGAGTATAAGTGAATGTAGCTGATGTAGATATTGCAGATGTTCCGTTACCATAAAGAATTTGACCTGCAGTAAATGATGCAGCACCTGTTCCTCCTCTTGCAACAGACAATTGACCTGTCCAACCCAATGTAAGTGATACTGCCCTCAACAATGCTGTTGATGGAGTTCCTCCTAATGTTAAAGTGACATTTGTATCATCAGTTTCAGTTAATGCTGCTCCTGTTATATCTGTTCCTGAAATAGTTGCCCAAGATGGTGCAGCAGAAACAGTACCTGTACCTGTCTGTGAAAGGTATTGTTTAGTTGTAGTTGTATTACCTGCTAATCTTGTACCTGTGCCTGATGCCCCTCCATAAACTACATCACCCAAAGTTGTCATTGGTGATAAAGCATCAAAAGCAGCAGCCTTTGTTGATGCTCCTGTTCCTCCCCTTGAAATTGCTAATTGACCTGTCCATCCTAATGTCAAAGATGCTGCTCTAAGTAAAGCAGTTGCAGGAGTGCCTCCCAAAGTCAATGTAACATTAGTGTCATCTGTCTTTGTCAATGCAGCACCTGTGATGTCTGATCCTGATATTGTTGCCCATGCAGGAGCAGCAGAAACTGTTCCGTTACCTGTTTGAGATAAATATTGTTTTGTAGTTGTTGTATTCCCTGCAAGTCTGGTAGCTGCACCTGATGCACCTCCGTAAATAATATCACCCAAAGTAGTCATTGGACTTGTCAACTTATTATTGAAAGTTGCCCAATCTGTAGATGATAAATAACCATTCGCTGATGATGTTGCAACAGGAATTGAAACCGTATTTGTTGATCTGCTTAAAGGAGCAGAGAAAGTCAAAGGCTGCTCAGGAGTATAACCTAAAACAGTTGCAATGCTTTTCTTTTCCCAAAGAGAAGTTGTTGTATTATAAAATATACCATCATTATTTGATGGATTCTGTGCAGAAACATCATGAATTTCATCAAGTTCATAACCGTTTTGAACCCTAACTTCAATCACACCATTCACAGCATTCTGTGTAGTTACAACCCCAACATAAACGAGATGATTAGGAGCATATTGTTTTGTACTTGTAAAAGCACCTGCAGTTGTAGATGACAAATACAATTGAGTTCCTGCAGTATATGCAGATGTATCAATACCTGTTATTTGACCGAATGCAACTACATATCCGTTAGCATTGTTTGAAATATTATCCTGAACAACACCCATTGTCTGAGCAGATGTTGAATCACCTGTTGCAAGAGCCTTAGCAATTGTTGGATAACCTGCTGTTGCACCATTAATATAAACTACAGTTCCTTTATTAATTGTTGCTCCTGAGTTATTTCTAACAGCAAGAACAAGTTTATCAGATGATAACAATGCAGGGAAAGGGGTATTAACCCAAGATGATCCTGTATATCTTAAATAGTCATTAGCAGCAGCAGATGTTATTGCAACATCCCCAAGTTGATCAATATTATAATCACCCTCCTGAGCAGTTATTGTACCTGTTCTGCCAAAGACACTTGCAACTGCATTGCTATTTAAAGACTTTTGCCAAATTGTTCCGTTATAAACAACCCAATCACCTACAGCAAATGAGATTGTACCTGATCCTAAGTTCTGTGAACCTGCAACATTTACCAAATAAACATCACCATTATCACCTGTACCATCAGCAAGAGTTGGAGTGTTAGTTGATGCATTCCATGTTCCCTTATATTCCATGACCGAAGATGGCAACTGAGCAGCAGGAATCTTACCGCCTGAATCCAATGTTGCAACACCATTCGCCAAACCATATCCATATGTACCTACAACCTCACCATTTGTTGATCTAACAACTCCTGTTCCTATATTCGTTAAAGTTAAACCTCCTGTAGTTATTGGATCAGTTGTTGTATTTCCGTTATCTGTAACCTGCTGCAAAGTAACTGATGCCTGAGCACCAATCAAATGAGCAACCTGCAACCATGTGATTTTCTTTAACTGACCTGTGATTGGATCACCAATGGTAGTTAAATCACTTGTTTGTGGATTTACATTTGTCGCTAACTGATTTATTTTTTTAGACTCCATAGTTATTTAGTTGGGACTTGACATCTGTCATTAATCAATGGTAAAGTTAAAGTCACATCTGCTCTCACACCTGCCAAATAATCTGGATCACCCTCAACGAAATATTCCAAAGGAATATTATCAGGAGCATCCCAAATGTTTGAGTTATTTCTAATCTGTGCAATAATATCACCGCAAACCTGAGTCATATCAGACAATACTTCCTGACCTTCTGTTTCCTGCAATTGCCTGTCCATAAAATAAAGACTGAATCTGAACTCAATCTGCTTTGCAAGTATATTTGAACTTTCAAGTGTAATAAACATGGCAGGATATGTCACATCTTCCTGACTCAAACGATTATAAACCTCACCAAAATAAACGAAATTAATTTGAGCGTGGTTGTTTCCGTAATCTGTCAGAGCCTTTATCGTTTGGTTTAGTGTTAGTGTTGTTGCCATGTTTTTTCAGATAAATCTGCAATTTCTTTTGGTTTTTTAAGTTTGCTTGTTTACTCATAACAGCATGGAGGATTTGAGCCCTGATAGATATATTTAAAATCTTTATAAGTAGGTTTACCGCAACAGGTATCATCACCTAAATAAATAGTTGAATGATAGCCATCATGTTCAGGTCTTACTGCATCAATACCTGAACCCCAATTCAAGTATAGAGGGAAATTACCCTGTGCAGATTGTTCTTTCAAATACTTTATTAATCTTTGTTTATAATACTCTGCTCTGCCTTTATATCTATTTGCCACATCGATCATATCCTGCATAGAAGGTGATTCAAAATTCTCACCTGTTTTTCTTAGCAGTCCTTTGTTATAATATTGAAAACTCAATCCCTGTGGCAATTCACTTAATACAAAGTTTACTAATGTGTCCACTATATAATCATTCATCAGGGTTATTTCAGCCTGAGTCAGATTATTGTTATTAATACCATCCTGTAATCTATTGTAAAGAGCAGAACCCAAAGCAGGTAAAATATAGATATCCTGTGCTGCTTTAATTTCAGGCAGGATCAATTTTTCATCAACGTTATTGTGCAGTCCTGTCCTATCTTTGATAGTATCAACTGATATGAAAAGTATGTTTAAACTCATTTTATTTTCTTGTTACAATGTTAGAAACCCATTCATGTCTGCAAGATGGTGAATGACTGCCATTAGGCTGAGTCCACCAACCTCCCCTTCTATCCCAAACAGAATATCCTAATCTTGCACTCATTTGTTCAATCTCACTTCTGGAATACATTTTATTTGCCTCCATTAGATATTTACAAAATTCTCTTGAAGGGTGAGTAGCTGAATCTCTTTGACCTGTAGGAATTCCTTTTTTCCATTCATATGAATATCTAATTAAAAATTCAGTAGTTACAGGTTTTATTTTCTGTACTATTTCAGATATTGGAGCAGTTAATGTTCTTTCAATAATTATGTTAGAATCAATTCCCTCACCAATTACAGTTTCTTTAACATTCAAAAATCCTTTATCAACCAAATTATTTATCACTCTTTTGATTGATCCAATATCCTCTTTTAATGTATCTGCAATAACCTCTGGAGTTATTCTTTTATCTTTAACGATCAAATCCAAAACGTTAGATTGTAATTGAGTTACATCAGCGAACAATTCAACATCACCAAAAAGATGCTTAGTTTTCCAAACATTAAATTTATCTTTATCCTCACCGAACTCAAAAAATACTTGAAAAGCATCTTTAAATTGAGCCTGATCAGGATTTAAAACCTCTCCACCCTCTTTTGGTTGTAAACTGATCAATGCTCTCAACTCATTAGGAGTCAATTGCTCAAGCACTTTATTTGCCACCAATGGTGATAGAGAATTAATTGCATCAATTACATCCTGATTTGTTGCAGTTTGAGTTACTTCTATCGGCTGCAATCCTATCTTCTCTCTCATTTCATCCTTGCTCATTATTTGTGCAAGTGTAGCCTCACCAAATTCAAGTCCTACAGGTTCTGCATCTAAAAGTTTTAAATCTTCTGCGTATCCTGCATATCCTGCTAACATATTGAATGCAGACTCCAAAAACATCTGCTTACCATTAACGTAAGTATTTTTAAAAATCTCATATCCATCTCTCATTTCAGTTCTCGTTCCCAACTTACCTGCAACCGCAATACCAAAAATTGATGGAGTTGTTACCTGATGACCGCTAAATATGTTAGTTTGGATCAATTCATCAACCCTACCGAAGTCCTCTTTTGTCAAATCAGATTGCCCAAGATCATCAACTATTGGTTTTCTGGATGCATCATTTACAAATGCTAACATATATTTGATACCATCAGCACCTGTATAAGTATTCTTAAACTTATTATGTACAACTCTCTGCTCCTCAGGTGAAGGCTCACCATTAGGTAAGGTAATCAACTTACTTGCAGAGAATCCTGTTTTAGCATTGCCTAAAACGTGCTTAGAAACTTCAATATCAGACTCAATATAGTTAAGAGCACCAAAGTATGAAGGCAGAGAATAAACACCGCCATTTGGTCTGTATTCCTTTAAATAAAGGATTTGTTTTCCCTGTGGGTTTTTAGGATTGAATGCAGGGTAAACCTCATATTTTTCTTTGTTATCTTTCCAATCTTCCTTATACCAGAACTGAGTATTATCTTTATTTGTTCTAAACTTAGTATAATCGCAATGCCATATTTCAGAAACCTTCCCAATTCCCCAAATCACTTCGAGATATGCACCTCCAAATAGTTCCATATCTAAACTAACCTTTCTGGAAAGATCATCCAGAGTTTCACTCCTGTTTGGACTATCAATAAAAGGCTGTGTTTGTTCACTACCTACCCATCCGTTACCGATAATATAGTGAACTTTATTTCTTACAATTGCATTGTGTTTTGCAGACTTATTGAATAACTCAACTAAGTATTGAGGGTAATCATTTCTGTCCCCATACTGAATGTAGCCTTCGCCTTTCTTTTCCCTGTACTCAGGTTGTTTAGCCTCTGCAAATTGTACTAAAACGTAGTTTCCTATGTTCTGATTACTTATCATTCTCTTATTTTATAAGTGTCTGTAGTTGCATACTCAGTATATACTGTAGCTGCCTGATTTAACATCATAATTCCACTTTCCAATTTATTTAAACCTGCAGGATTTGTATTTGATGTACTTACCTGCTCATAAACATCATATGTCCATTGACCATTCAGGCTGCTGCCAAAATAAGTATTTGTGACAATTGAAAATTTATTATATCTGTCTTTATATTGACTCACATCAGTTGCATTTAACAATACAAATTTAACCTCAAGATTTGAACTTCTATTGGTAAAGATGAACAAATAATTAGGATTCGACAATAACTGTTTCTCAGTTAAAGTTAAATATATATACTGAGTCTGTCCCTTTGTTAACTGTATCATCAACTATAAATGCAGAAAAGGTTGGATATTAACAAAAAAAATGCCCCACCTAAAAAGGCAGAGCATTAAGACTTAGAATCTATATATATTATGAACCTGCAGTTTCAAGTTGACCTGCAACTGTAGAGTTTACCTCAGGAGCAAGTTCTGGTTCTTTTGCTGTGAAAGTAAGTGTGTAACCACTTCTGTCACCTTCTGCAGTACCTGATTGAGATGAACCTGCTGTGATGTCAAGTCCTCTTGTCAATCCTAAGTACCAATATTTACCATTATTATCTTTGGCTACAGCGACTAAAAGATTCTTGGCAAGTAACAAGATTTCATTTCTTGTATTTACTTGAAGTTTATTCAAAACAACTGTCAATTCTTGTTGATAGAATATAGTTCCGTTTTCAACAGATGCATTTACATTCTCAACAAAATTTGATGTAGCTTTTACCAACTCATATTTGTAAAATCTTTTTCCTGTATCTTTTGTGAGTGCTGTCATAACACCACCTGAAACAGTATAAGATGCTACATCCTGAGCAGCCATGAAGTAAACTTCAACTATGCCACCGAGTGAATCTTTACAATCTAATGTGTAACCCTGTGTTAGAGCACAAGCCATTTGATTAAGTTTTATTTATTTAAAATAGGGCAGTTTTTTAGGCTGCCCTGTTAATTATGCAAGGATGAACTTCACAACTTCATCAGGGAATGCAATGTTCACACCCATTTTGAACTCAGATACGAAACGAACCTGATCAGCTTCTTTTGCGTAGAAGATTTCAAATTTTTCCTCCTCATTCAAAAGGTCTGTTCCCAAGAACAAGTTGCTCAATCTCATTGCGTATGCTTTGTTAGTTCCGTTCAAACCTGCAAAAGCACCAACTTTGATAGTTGTACCTGGCAAAATGAACTCGCTATCAGCTTTAACATCAATTGAGTAATGGAATTGATTAGCATCTTTCAATGCAATTGTGTAAGTTCTGAACAAATCCTGACCGCAGAAGATAGTCATATCATCAGCAGCAACAACCTGTGCAGGGATTGCTTTGTAGATACCATCGAAAATGCTGATCACATTTGCAGAAGTAATGCTTGACAAAGGAGCACCAGAGATGTAAGTTGATGCATTAGCAGCAACAACACCAGATGCAGCACCGATCAACTTAACCAAACCATCAAATTTGTTGAGGTTTACGTTAACTGAATCAGTATCACCTTGCCAAAGAGCAGTTTCAAGTTGAGCAGCAATTCTCTTTGCTTTCTTTTCAGAAAACTCTTGTTCGAATGGAATGCTGTCATACATTGAACCTGTAGGCAATGCTTTTTGAAGATACTTTGCTTCCAAATCTTTAGGGCAAAGAGCTTCGTTTACTTTAATTTTACCAACAGTCACAGTTCTTTGTGTGAAAGTTGTTGAACCAGATGCAGTAAATCCGCAAGATGCACCGCTTTGAAAAATTGCGTCTGTGTCCATGATGTTAATGGTTTCAGATGATTTAACACCCACCATAACGTTACCTGCACTCTTAATCAAAGATGCAGTTTTAGCACCAAGCACACTTGATGTTACAAGTAGAGCCTCGTTTTGTTCTGTGTAATCTGCCAATGCAGCTACGTTAAATGCCATGTTTTTTAATTTTTAGAGTTTAAAATTGCGTGTCTGTATTTATTAAGTCTTTCAAACTTAATGTCTTTTGTAGCTTCAAATTTGAATGATTGTGGC